CGATCTTGACGGGAGTTCCCATATCCAGCACAAAGACCTCGCCGCCACGGGCAAAAGCGCTGGCCTGCAGGATGAGGGAAACGGCCTCAGGAATCGTCATAAAGAAGCGGGTCACTTCCTTATGCGTCACCGTCACGGGGCCGCCGGCTGCAATCTGCCGGCGGAAGAGGGGAATGACGCTGCCGTTGCTGCCGAGAACGTTACCGAAACGGACGGCAATGTACTTCGTCGCATAGCGCTCATTCATGGACTGCTCCACCATTTCACAAAGGCGCTTGGTCGCACCCATGACGTTGGTGGGGTTGACCGCCTTATCCGTGGAGATAAGCAAAAACAGCTCTGCGCCGTTTTCGCCCGCCGCGCGGGAGACGTTGTAGGTACCGAAGACGTTGTTCTTGATTGCCTCGGCAGGGCTGTCCTCCATGAGAGGCACATGCTTATGGGCCGCCGCATGGCAGACGATCTGGGGCTTATACTGCGCGAACACCGCGTTAATGCGGGCTTCTTCGCGGACGGAGCCGATGAGCACCGTGAGCTTCAGTTCGGGATGGTTGCGGCGCAGCTCCTGCTGAATGTCGTAGGCATTGTTTTCGTAAATATCAAAGATGATGAGTTCTTTCGGGCCAAAAGAGGCAATCTGGCGGCAAAGTTCACTGCCAATGGAACCACCGCCGCCGGTGACCAGTACCGTTTTGCCGCGGAATACGCCGCCAACCGCCGCGTTATCTATGCTCACAGGGGCACGGCCGAGAAGATCTTCAAGGCTGATGTCGCGAATTTGACGGACGGAAACCTCACCGTTCGCCAGCTGGCTGAGGGCGGGGAGGGTTTTGAGCTGCGCACGGGTCTTTTCGCAAATCTCAAGGATCTCCTTGCGCACATGCATGGGGGCCGAGGGAATGCAGAGGATGATTTCCTCCACCCGATAGCGCTCTGCCGCCTCCACGATGCGATCCCGTCCACCGACGACCTTTACACCGCGCACACGCTTGCCGTGCTTGGTACGGTCATCGTCGATGAGGCAGACAACGTAGTTGCCGCTCTTGTCGCTGGTTTCAAACTCCTTGAGCGCCATGGATGCGCTGGCACCCGCACCGATGAGCATAGTGCGTTTTTTGCCGCGGGCGGAGCGCGTTGTTCCGTTCTGGCGATAACGGCGCGCAAGGCGGTAGGAGTAGCGCGAGGCGCTGACCAGCATAAAAAGAAGCATGGCGTGCAGCAGAGGGAAGCTGCGGGGGAGGTAACTATCGAGAAGGCTCATGCTCACCCACCACATGGCGGCAGAAAGCGCACAGGCCTCGCCGATATAAACGAGTTCCCGCTCACCGGCAAACTCCCAGAGGCTGGAATAAAGGTGGAAGGCCGTGAAGACCAGCAGCGTGATGACCGTGCCGGAGAGCGTACTCTTTTGCAGTGCCGCCAAAAAGCCACTGGAGGCGAGCGATGGAAGATCAAACTCGAAGCGCAGCCACAGGGCGAAAAAGGCCGAAATATTGACCAGCAGAATGTCAAGCAGCACAAGAAGCACGCGCCGTAGGGTCTGCTGTGAAAGAAATTGTTTCTCGTTCCTCATGATTCTATTCCATTTCTTTTATATAGGAATTTCGCTACTATTATGCTCCAAGCGAATTCCTGTAAATGTCATAATTTACCAATATTGTATATTATCATAGAATAGTTTTTAACACAATACTATATTTAAATATAAAGAAGTGATTTTCCCCTCTGCCATCGTTTAAAATCACTATTCCTACCCCAACACTTTGCGCTGTTTCCCCAAGGAGTTGAGCTCGAATTGTCAGAAAATAATGGTAAAATAACAGTATCAGAAAGAAGGTGGTATTCGCATGAGCTATGGTCGTCGCAAAATCTTTACCGACGAAGCAGAAATCACAGCAGAAAATGTAGTCAGAGAAGTCAATGCGGCGTTTTTGGTTCATACGGAAAACCGCAACGAGATTATCGAGCTATATCATTACTACCGCAATAAAACGGCAATCGAGCAGAAAAAGAAAGAAGTCCGCGAGAACATCAACTTCAAAGTTGGAGAGGCCCGCTGCCTGGAAGTGACAAACTTCTATAAAGGCTATATCTTCGGCGAACCCATCCAATACGTGCGTCGGGAGAAAACCCAGAACGGCACCGCAGACGATGTTATCGCAGCGGATATCAATGCCCTCAATAGCCATATGGCAGATGCCAATAAGGCTTCCTGCGATAGTAACCTCGGCAAATGGATGCTGGTAGGCGCTGTAGGCTATAAGATGGCCCTTCCTAACAAGGCGTGGCAGAAGGACGGAGACGAACCTCCCTTCAATGTATACGCTCCGGATCCACGCCGTACCTTCGTTGTCTATAGCAGCGACGTAGATGAGCGCCCGCTCATGAATGTGGTGTACGCCAACAAAAAGAACGGCGATACGGTCTTTACTGTGTATACACATGATTATGTGTATACATACAAATTTGGAGATAGTTCCGCTAAGGAAGAGCCGAACCCGCTGGGTATGCTCCCCATCGTGGAGTATCCCATGGCAGACCGCTTAGGTGTCTTTGAGCCAGTGGTGCCGCTGGTGGATGCACTCAATGCCCTACAGAGTAATCGCCTAGACGACGTTGCCCAGTATATCAATAGCTTCCTAGCTATCCTGGGAGCCCAGGTAGATGAAGAAACGTATCAGAAGCTGGACGAGTGGAAGATGCTCTGTTTACCGGAAGGAACGGATGCGAAGTACCTCTCCTCCCCTATGAGCCAGTCGGATGTGCAGACGCTGAAGGATGACCTCTACCAGGCAATCCTAACCATCTGTGGTGTTCCGAATCGCAATGGAGGTTCGAGTACTTCGGATACGGGACAGGCCGTCGAGCTTCGAGATGGATTTTTTGCGGCCGAGGTGAGATCCAAGGACATCGAAACAGCCTTTAAAGCCGCTGAGCGTGAGCACTTAAAGGTCGTCCTCCGTATCATGCGAGATACGGTTGGCACCCATCTAACACTCAGCGATATTGAGCCCCACTTTACGCGGCGCAATTACGAAAACATCGCAACGAAATCTCAAGTGCTCATCGCCATGCTGAATAACCCGTGGATCCATCCGGAGGTAGCATACGCCAGCTGCGGCATGTTCCCAGATCCGGAGAGTGCATATCTGCAGGGCAAGGCATGGAAGGAAGAGCAGGATAAAATAGCAGAGAAGAAAGCCGAAGAGGAGGCGAAGCGCATTGCTGATTCTCGAACAGGTCCGGTGTCCGGCGTGCAACCGTCGTCTGATGGACATGAACGGACAGGCACAGATCAGGTGTCCTAAGTGTAAGGCACTGGTCGAAGTGGATACCCACACAAGGAAAATATACATAAGAACAGAGCGCCATAAATAGAGCGCCAGTTGATTTTAGAAAATCAGCTGGCGCTTTTTATATTAAAAAAAGAAGACTCTGCACACTTTATCCTCCGACTGAAATCGCTTAAAAAAGCAATGCCGGACGATGCTCTTGCAGAGTCTTCAGGAGAGGCAAGATAACATAAAAGAAGCACCTTGTCAATACAACCCTATCAACAAACGGCAGAGAAGCCGTTCAAAAACGCAAATAGAAGCGGAGAGAACCGCCAAACAAACGCAAAGGAGAAGAATGGAAATGGCAAGAATCGATATCAGCACTATTGAAGGCTACGCAGAAATGACCGCAGAGGAAAAGCTCGCCGCCCTTGAGGCTTTGGAGCTTCCGGAACCTGACTTCACCGGCTGGGTGAAGAAAGACGCCTTGGACAAAGTAGCTTCCGAGGCAGCGACCTACAGAAAACAGCTTCGCGAAAAAATGACAGCAGAAGAAGAAAAAGCGGAAAGAGAAGCAGAAGAACGTGCTGCTCTGGAAGCTCGTGTAGAGGAGCTGGAGCGTGAGAGAACCATCCACGGTTATATGAGCTCCTACATGTCTATGGGCTTTGAAGAACCTCTTGCTAAATCTACTGCCGAGGCTCTCATGGCTGGCGACATGGAAACCTTCTTCGAAAACCAGCGCGCATTCGCTGTAGCTCGTGAAAAGGCCCTTCGTGCCGAAATCCTCAAGTCTACGCCTCGCCCTGCCGGTGGCGCAGAACGCAAGATCGACTACAGCGGAAAAATCGCAGAAGCCCAGGCTGCTAAGGATTATGCAGCTGTGGCTTACTTCACCCGTCTTGCCCAGGAGGGCGCCAAAACCGAATAAAAAGAAGGAGAATGAATTATGGCAGATCAGTTTGCAACTTCGTTTAGCGTTCTGAATTATAGCGGAATGCTTTTCAACCGGGGTAATACCAGAACCCCGCTTTCCAGCATCATCGGTGGCCGTGCGAAGACCACCAACCACGTAGAATTCGTCATCGGCCAGGAGTATACGGGCGGTGGCGGTGGCGCTCAGCCGGAAATCAGTGAGGGCGCTTCCCTTACTGCCCCTGATGCGTCCGTGGTAACGCGTACGCAGAATACCAACGTAACTCAGATCTTCATGGAGTCCGTTGGTATCTCCTACGCAAAGCAGTCCAACATGGGTACCATCTCCGGCATCAATGTTGCCGACCAGACGGCTAATCCCATCAACGAGCTGGACTTCCAGGTAGCTGTGAAGATGCAGAAGGTCGCTCGTGATATTGAGTATACCTTCATCAACGGTGAGTTCAATAAAGCACTCTCCGACTCCACGGCAAACAAGACCCGCGGCCTTGTCTCTGCCATCACGACCAACGTGACGGATATGAAAAACAAGCCCCTTGGCCTTTGGAATATCGCAGAGATGCTTCGTAAGGTCTACGAGTCTAACGGTCCTACGCAGAACCTGGTTCTTTGGTGCGATGCCATCACCATGTTCCAGATCAACGCAGATGCGGTCAATAACGGTCTTACGGTTGTGCCTGCATCCCGCGAGATCAATGGTATCAACCTCTCCAGCGTGGTAACGCCGCTTGGTGTTGTTTACCTGTACCTTGGTGAGTGCCTCCCTGCTGGTACTGCTCTCCTGCTGAACCTGGACGTTATCGCTCCTGTTCATCAGTCCGTTCCTGGTAAGGGCAACTTCTTCCTGGAGCCTCTTGCTAAGACGGGTGCCGGCGAGAAGTATCAGCTCTTCGGTCAGATGGGTCTTGACCACGGTCCTGAGTGGTATCACGGCAAGTTCACCGGCATCGCTACTACCTTCACTGCGCCTACTTACAGCCGCAGCGTCTACGTTGCCAATGCCTCTGAAATCGGAGTAACTGGCGCCTAATTCTTTAACGGGAGGTAAGCACCAATGACAGACGAAGAGAAAATCGCCCGCTTTGAGGTGCTTATCTCCCCAGATACGGCACCAACGGAGCTTATCGAGAACCTTCTCTGGCAGGCCGAAGGGATTGTGCTATCAAGGCGCTATCCCTTCGGAAGCCCAGAAGGGGCATCCGTAACGGGGGCATATGAGCACATCCAGCTACAGATTGCCGTGGAGTTATTCTCCAAAATGGGCGCTGAGGGGCAGGTTGGACACAGCGAGAATGGCGTGAGCCGTACTTACGAGGCAGCCGACATCTCCCCTTCCCTGCTCAAACGGATTGTGCCGGTGGCAGGGAGCGTAGGTGGTTTATGAGGAGCTTAAACCGAAATAAGAGATTAATCTACTATGCCCTTCGGACAGGCGACATGGCCAACATAGATGAATATGGAAATGAGACCGGCGAAAGTACACCGACTTACGGAGAGAGAAAGGCGCTGAGTGTCAACATTTCCGCTTCTACTGGTCAGGATGCCGTCCAGGCATTCGGTAGCTTCACCGGCTACTCCCGGACGATGTTTGTAGCGGATAATACCTGTCCCATTGAAGAGGACAGCATTATCTGGTTCGGCCCTACACCGCCTGACCCACATAACTACATCGTCGTTCGGAAGGCAGACAGCAAAAACGGCATTCTCTATGCGCTGCAAGAGGTCACGGTCACATGAAGATCATCATCGACCCTTTCGATAAGAAGTCCATCACCGCGGCAATCAAGGCACTCGAACGCTATGAAAAAGAATTTCGCAAGAAAGAAGCTGAGTTTATTCGCCGCCTAACGGAAATAGGCGTCTCAGTTGCCCAGACGGGCTTCTCTCTTGCGGATTATGACGGCGAGAACGATGTGCTTGTTGCCGAAACACAAAACGGTCCTCGTGCTGCCATCATCGCCTATGGCAAGACCGTTGGCTTCATTGAGTTTGGTACGGGCGTTAAATTCCGAGAATACGACTCATCTGATACCGAATTTACGCCACCCCCTCACGGAAGCTACGGTAAAGGCAAGGGCGCGAACCCCAGAGGCTGGTTCTATACCGCTCACGAAGGTGCGCCAGGCAATCATACTTTCGGTAATCAACCCGCTGAAGCTATGCTCACAGCACGGGATGTTATGGCAGAGTGCGTGGTAAGAGTTGCGAAGGAGGTTTTTAAATGATTGACCACTTAAATGAGATCTTCACCTCCGTCGCAACGAAGCTGCGGGAGGAGCATCCGGGCATCACGGTTACGGGCGAATATACCCGCCAACCCTCAAAGCTCCCTGCTGCAACGCTGGATGAGATAGAAAACCTGACGGTAGATAGCTTAGAGGACAGTTCAAACGACGAACGCTACTCCTCCCTCACCTATCGATTGCAGGTTTTCTCCAATAAGCAAAGCGGCAAGAAAGCAGAAGCGCGGGCCATTTTCACAACAGCAGACGCCGTCATGCTATCTCTCGGGTTCCACCGGGTGACCTACACCACAACCCCAGAGATCTACGAATCGACCATCTACTCCATTACGGCGACCTACGAAGCAATCGCTGGCGCAGATGGAGTTATATACCGAAGAAACCTATAAGGTTTCTATAAGAAAATCTATTAGAAAAAAGGAGGAACCTACATGGCACTTTCTACCTTTGGCGTATCGCTGAAGTATGGCGAATCGGCCGCCCAGACCGAGGTCGTTATCAAGGACTTCCCTTCCCTGCTGGGTAAGCGAAGCTCTCTTGAGACCACGACCCTTTCGGACGATGCCCAGACCTTCATTGCCGGCATTCGTCAGCAGTCGGAGTCCTTTGACTTCGTTGCGAACTACGACCCTGCCGTCTACAGCAAGCTCAATAACCTTGACGGCGAGCAGAACTGGTCGCTCACCTTCTCGGATGGCTCCGGCTACACCTGGATGGGCACGGTCAGTGTGTCCGTCAACGAAGGCGCTGTGGATGCAGTCCTGGAGATGACTATTTCCGTTACGCCTTCCACGGTTCCTGTTTGGAGCCAGGGCGCGTAAGAACAAAAAAATAGTGGCCCCCCTACTCTGCCGCAGGGGCCACTATCAAACGTAGAGAATATTTCGTTCTCTCGTTAGGGAGGGGTTAGCGGCTCCCCTCGACACTAAAATAACCCAACTGGAAATTAATGTCAATAAACTTTGAAACTAACAAAGGAGAGTACATATGAGTACCACGATCACCGTTACCTACAATAAGCATGACTATCAGCTGGAGTATTCCAGAAATGCCGTCAAAACCATGGAGCAGCAGGGCTTCGTGCTCGATCAGATTGGGGATAAGCCCATGACCATGGTTCCCCTCCTCGTCTACGGCGCATTCATGAAGAACCATAAGGGCATCAAGCGCGCCCTGGTGGATGAAATCTACGACCACATCGTCGATCGCGTGGGTGACGGCGAGAATGGTTTCCTTCAGACTCTTCTGGAGATGTATGCGGAGACCGTCAATACCCTTACGGAGAATAGCTCCGTTGACGAGGGAAACGCAGCGACCTGGACGGTGAGCAAGGGCTAAGCGCCCCCTCCCCGTCCTATACGGAAGTATTCGAGCAGCTCTGCCCCCACTATATGTCCATCGGCATGACCTACGATGAATTTTGGAATCAGGATGTCCGGCTGGTGGAGACATATCGTAAGGCGGCAGAGCTGCGAGATAAGCGCCGCAACCAGGAGTTGTGGCTGCAGGGGATGTATATCTACGAGGCTCTTTGCGACGCCTCTCCCCTCTTCCGTTTCTCTATGAAGAAAGGCTCTATCAAACCGGAGCCTTACAGCAAAGAGCCCTATCCTATTACCGCTGGCGAGGTTCGCGAGCGAGAAGAACGTGAGGCTCGAATAAAGGAAGAACGGCTCAAAGCGGAATTTGCTCTCTTTGCAGAGCAAATGCGAAAGAAAAAGACGCCCCCAGAGGCGCAGTAACTCTGGCAACAGGGGGTGATCACCTATGCCGACTACCATTGATACCCTGCAGATTGAAATTCAGAGTAATTCCACCTCTGCCTCAAAGGGTATTGAAGACCTGGCGAAATCGCTGGGGGAACTGAAGAAGAATGGCACGGTGAACGTCGCCATTAAGAACTTAAATAGCCTCTCCACCGCCCTTCGGAACTTCACAGACGCATCCCATGCGACGCGTTCCGTCGGCAAATTGGTGGGGTCCCTCACAAAACTCAAGGAGGTCGGGTCTGTTACCTCCATCGGTAACAGCCTGACCAAGCTGAGTGCGTCGCTCAAGACGCTGGAAACGGTCAATTTGGACCGTGTGGAACCGAAAATTATAGGCATCGCCCACGCCGTATCGCCCCTCTCTTCCATCAAGGCAGGCGGTATTGGCACCATGGTCAATGCCTTAGCGCGCATCGGGAAGGTAACGGAGAGTTTGGATGATGCCAAAATCGACGCCTTTGCCGAGCGCGTAGATAAATTAGTACAGAAACTAACGCCCTTATCCACCCAGATGACCACCATCCAGGCGGGACTTAAGGGTGTCAATAGCTCCGCCCGCAGCGCCGGGACAGGAGTACGGCAAATGGCAGACGATGTAGATGCCGCCTCCATCAATTTTGCGAGCTTCATCTATATCGTCCAGGAAGTGGTCCAGTGGATTGGGGCTGCAGTCCAGAAATTCTCCGAATTCATGGCTGCCGCCATTGAGTGGGACGGTATCGCCGCCCGTTTCGGACGCGGTTTCGGCTCCCAGGCTCAGGAAACCTATGATTGGATCCTGCGGCTCAATGAAGAGATGGGCATTAACGTCCAGCAATTCATGCAGTACTCCTCCATCTACGCCAATATGCTCCAGGGCTTCGGTGTCGGCATGGAAGACGCCAGAACCATGGCTCTTGGCTATACGGAACTGACCTACGACATCTGGGCCGGCTACAACGACGTCTATAAGACCTTTGAAGAGGCCTCCGAAGCCGTGAAATCGGCTATCGCCGGCGAGGTCGAGCCTGTCCGTCGTGCCGGTTTCACCATCGTCGAGAGCACCTTGGAGATGACGGCTGCAAAGCATGGCCTGAGCGTCAGCATTGAGAAGGCGACGGAAGCAGAGAAATCCTATCTCCGTTATCTCACGCTGGTGGATCAGGCGTACTCTCAGAACCTGGTCGGAACCTACGCAACGGAGCTCAAAACAGGCGAAGGTCTCATGCGTACCTTCTCCCAGCAGCTCAAAACCTTGTCGCAGGCCTTTGGTTCTCTGTTCCTGCCGATTCTCGTCCGTGTTATGCCCGTGCTGCAGGCCTTTGTGAGCCTCCTCACAGACGCAGTACGCTGGATTGCAGGCTTCTTCGGTGTCAAGCTCCAGGAAGTGGACTTCAGCAATTATACGGACGGTGCAGAAGCCGTCGATAAGGTGGGAGAATCCGCCCTCGGCGCAGGAGACGCCCTGAGCGATGCGGCAAAGGCGGCAAAGGAACTGAAAAATGCAACTCTTGGCATTGACGAGCTGAACGTCATCAGCCCGCCAAGCCCCAGCTCCTCCAGCTCTGGAGGCGCAGGCGGCAGTGGCGGTAGTGGTGGTAGCGGTTTTGACTCCCTGGATATCGAGTCCCTTTGGGATGAATCCATCTTTAAGGGCATTGAAAAACACGTAGATGCCATTAAGGAGAAAATCCAGGCATGGCTCCCTGTCATCGGTACTGTTGCTGGCGCCTTAGCCGGTCTCGCCATTACAAGCCTACTTAAGAACATTGGCGACGCCATTTCGGAGATGGGCGTGCTTCAGAAGCTCTTAGCAACGGTTGCCATTGTGGGTATTGAGGCCATGCTGGTCTTTGCCTTCGCAGATAACTACTTAGAGTCGGGAAATCTCCTCAATCTCGTAGGACAGGCCGTCGTCACAGCGGCCAGCAATTATCTGCTCTTTAAGTCCTGGGGTGCGAAGGGGATCGTTCTCTCCCTTGGTATCTCCATCCTCTCCCAGCTCATAGCCTTGTATACGAGCCTTGGGGATGGCACGGTAACGCTTTCGGATAAGGAAACCTGGATTCAGGGCGTCTTTACCATCTTTACCGGCGCTTTGGGCGGTCTTTACCTCTCGAAGCATTCGGGCATCTTCCCGAACGAAGGCTTTAAAATCGGTCTTGCCCTTACGGCCGCCCTGGTCCTCGCAACGCTGCGAATGGGCGCCATTGAGAGTAAGGAGATCGAATCGGGCAGCTGGGAAGCGTGGCTCTTGGAACTGGGTAACGTACTCACAGCGGCCCTTGCGGGTAAATTCCTTGGCACTACCTTCTACGGCGCCAAGGGTGGCCCTGGCGGTGCGCTTATGGGTGTTACTGCGGGCCTTGCTTTGAACCTTCTCACGACCATTTGGGCGAAGGGCGAAGATTTCGGTGACAATCTCTCCGACTGGATCAATGCAGGCCTCACAGCCGCCATGGTTGGCCTGACAGCAGCTAAGTTCTGGCCTATCATCTCTGGGCCGCTGAAGAATGCTCTTTCCGGCCTCCTACCCATGATTGGTACGGCCGTCTCCACTGCCCTTGGAGGCCTTGGCGCTGCCGTTGCGGCCGTCGGTGGTGCTTGGGCGGTAGCTGCCATTGTAGCCATTGTTGGTATCCTGACTCTCGCCATTGTCGATTACGATTTCACAGAAATCGGCCACAAAATCGGTGAGGCCATTGGTAAAGGGATTGGCGCCGCGGTCAACTGGTTCATCGATATCGGAAAAGCCATTAAAGACGGCTTTCTCCTCGCCTGGGATTGGCTTGTAGATAATTTCGATATTGATAGCGGCTGGGACATTCTAGCCCTCTTCAGTCCCGCGGCATGGATCACCAAAATCGTGCCGAAAATGATTGAAGTCGGCAAAGAGGTCCTACCCGGCCTCTGGAAAGGCATCGAGGAGGGCTGGGACAATTTCTGGGGCAACGTCGGGGAATTCATCTCCGGCCTCATTCAGGGCTTTAAGGACGGCTTCGAGATTAAGTCCCCGTCCAAGGTCTTTGCCGAAATTGGTAACTTCCTCATAGACGGCCTTTGGGAGGGTATCTCGAATAAGGTCACGGAGATCCATGATAATATCAAGGGCTTCGTAGAGGGTATCATTGCGAAGGTCAAGGAATTCTTCGGCATTGCTTCCCCATCCACGGTCTTTAAGGATATCGGGAAGTTCCTCATCGAGGGGCTTTGGGAAGGGATTAACTCTACCCTCTCCTGGCTCTATGACAAGATTAAGAGCTTTGCAACGGGTGTAATCGATAAAGTGAAGAATTTCTTCGGCGTCCACTCCCCTTCTACCGTCTTCGCCGATATCGGTGGCTTCCTAATAGATGGTTTGGTTCAGGGTCTGACGAATGTCGACGCCATCCTAAAGCCAATTCGGGATATGTGGAACAACGCCAAGACCTGGTGGGATACGCAAAAAGGCAACCTCGCCTCTTATACGCCTTCCATCGGCGATATCAAGAGCAAGCTCACTAGCGCTTGGACCGCGGCGAAAACCTGGTGGGATGGAAGTAAGGCCGCCCTCGCCGCCTACACACCTTCCATTGGTGACATCAAGAGCAAGCTCAGCAGTGCTTGGTCTACAGCGAAGACCTGGTGGGATAAGAGCAAGGCGGCTCTTGGCTCCTATACGCCATCCATTGGCGATATCAAGAGCAAGCTCAGTAGCGCTTGGTCTGCAGCAAAAACCTGGTGGGATAAGAGTAAGGCTACCCTTGCCTCCTACACGCCATCTATCGGTAGCATCTCAACAAAGCTAAGCAGCGCGTGGTCCTCTGCGAAAACCTGGTGGAGTAAGCATAGAGGTAGCCTCAGCACCTATACGCCGTCCATCGGCAGCATCTCAACGAAGCTGAGCAGTGCATGGTCCTCTGCCAAGACTTGGTGGAGTAAGAAAAGAGGTAGCCTCAGCACCTATACCCCATCCATTGGCAGCATCACGGATAAGCTGAAAAGCGCCTGGAGCAGTGCCAAGACCTGGTGGAGTAAGAATGTGAAGCTTTCTATCCCGTCTATGTCCTTTAAGGTGTCGTACACCACAAGCGGACTAAGCACAGTTAAGAAAGCTGTCGTTAAGGCCCTCGGTCTTTCTGGCTGGCCGAAACTGAGCTTCGCCGCGAATGGTGGTATGTTCGACATGGGCTCCCTCATCTGGGCCGGTGAGCGTGGCCCTGAAGTGGTGGCCAATGCCGGTGGCGGCAGGACGGGTGTTATGAACGTCGATCAGATGCAAGATGCCGTCTTTGAAGGCGTATATGCCGCTATTCTCGCAGCAAGCCGCGCCTCCCAGGGCTCTGGCGAGCAGGCGATCAACGTTTACCTCGACGGCAAACAGATTACCTCCGTCGTGGAGCAGCGCCAGCGTGAGCGAGGTGCAATCATCATGGGTAGCGAGGTTTATGCCTACTAAAGAGCGCCGTAAGAGCGCCCACCCCGCACAAAAATATCTACGAAGATATATTGGCTCGAAAATATATCTTCCGAGATATAAAAAGGGGCGAAAATATATCACGAAAGATATCGAGGTGCAACATGGCAGCATTGGTTACCGTTGGCGGTTACGAGTTTCCCGAACCATCCACCTATAATGCGACGACCTCCACGATTGTGGATAGCGCGCGTAACGTCAATGGCGTTGTGGTTGGGTCTGTTGTTCGTATTGATGTAGCGAAAATCGAGCTTTCCTGGAAGTACCTCACAGCACGGCAATGGGCGAGTATCCTCTCCCTCTTTGCGAGTTCCTTCTATAACGAGGTGACCTTCTACAATCAGGTAACGGCTGGCTACTCTACCCGAACCATGTATGTTTCGGATAAGACGGCCGGCATGTGGCGTCGAGATCCCAGTACCGGCGAAGTGATGGGTTGGACAAACTGCTCACTCTCACTTGTGGAGGTGTAGCCCTATGTACCCAGTTTCGGAAGGATGGAAGAAGGCCCATCGGGAGAAATTCCTCCCGGAAACCTACATCCAAATCTATAGCTCCGTTACGGAGCCAGGCCTACAGCAGGAGGCTTTGAGTAGCGCCAACCAAGAAGAAAGCTATTCCAACGCCCCCGGCATCACCTCAACGGTGACGGTGGATCGGGAGAAATACTCTACGCTGGAGCATAATTTCTGGGGATTAGACGGCTCTTTCGAATACTTCAATGGGGAGCCTTCCAATCCCGGCTATGTGACAGACGTCCTCGCTGGGGAGGATGCGGCGTTCACAACGCTCCCAACCATAACGCTTACGTTCTCAAGGGTCCATGTTGACCTAATACCCGGCGTTACGATTACCTGGACGGAGACCTTCTCCGAATGGGCCTCTCGCTTCCGAATTACCGCCTATAACGGTGATTCGGTGGTAGCTATTAGTACGGTGGAGGATAACAAAGAGCCCATATCCCAGGTCTGGATGGATCTTGTTAATTACGACAAGCTGGTCATCGAGGTCCTTGCTTGGTCCCATCCCCAGCATCGAGCGCGGGTTGCTCGCGTCTTTCTCGGAATCCAGGTGATTTATACGAAAGACGACCTATTGTCCTACTCTCATTCCCAGTCCGTCTGCCTTCTCAGTGCAGCGCTACCGAAAAATGAGATTGTCTTCAGCCTCCGAAACGAGGATTCCCGCTGGAATCCGGAAAATCCCGTCGGAACGGAGCGCTATCTCATGGAGCGTCAGGAGGTCTACGTCAAGTACGGCATGCTGGTGGATGGGAAGAAGGAGTGGATTGATGCGGGACATTTCTGGCTCTCGGGCTGGAATGCGCCGGCCAATGGTATTGAGGCGACCTTTACCGCCCGTGACCTCATCGAATTCATGAATGAGAAGTACGCGGGCATTACCTCCGGCAGCCTATACGATATCGCCCTTGCGGCCATTCAGCAGGCGAATTTGCCGCTGACGGAAACTGGCGGGGTCCGATACGTGCTTCATGACTGCTTGAAAGGGCACGAGACCAGCTTTACGGGGGATAACACCATTGCCGAGGTACTGCAAAAGATAGCTCACATGTCCTGCTGCATCTTCTATCAGGATCGATACGGCATCCTGCGCATGGAGCCGCCTACGGAGATCCTCTCCGATTATGAGATTAACCAGGATAATAGCTACACCCATCCGGAGATGGAGATGTCCAAGCCGCTGAAGGCTGTAGAAGTGAGCTATGGGGATAGCCAGCGCTATACCTTACAAATCGGGACCAGCGGTGAGGTGCAGACGGTCCATAACGACTTCGTCCGTTCGGAAGCGGACGCCCATAGCGTCGCGGAAAAGACCGCCCGCATCTTGCGCGGCAGAACCTCCTTTTCGGGCGAGTTCCGCGCGGATCCACGCCTTGATGTGCTGGACATGGTAACGCTCCGAAATAAGTATTCGGACCATCCCGCGATGATCCTATCCATTGAGTATTCGACGACGGGTGGTGGCTTTAAAGGCAAATATACAGGTAGGTGATGGACATGGCAGCGACATATTCCGTATTAATGCCCCAAATCACTGCCGCTTCCTTTGCCCAGAACCCCACCACGATCAATACGAAGGTGGTCCTCACCGTAACGGTGACAGAGCAGCTCATAACATTGGAGGCAGAAACCATTTATTCCGGCGAAGTTTATGCGGGGGAGGCATATTAAATGGCGATTTCAAAAGTAAGAGCACAAATCAACGGCACGTGGTATACCCTGACGCTGCAAAGCGGCAATACCTATACCGCCACCATTACAGCGCCGGGCAGTACATCCTATAACCTGACCGGAGGCTATTACAACGTAACAGTAGAAGCAACCAACACGGCAGGCACGGTGGCAACGAAAACCAGCGCAGATATGGCTGGCTTACGCCTGGTGGTGAAGGAGAAGGTCCCTCCAGTTATTACAATCCTCTCCCCTACCAGCGGCGCCAATGTGACGAACAACAAGCAGCCTGTGACCTTCACGGTAACGGACGAAGCTGGTGGCTCGGGCGTCAATATCGGCTCCCTTGTTGTAAAGCTGGACGGCACAGCTGTTGCAGCCAACACCATCACATCAACGGCTATTACGAATGGCTATAGCGTTACCTATACGCCGGGCTCCGCCCTTTCGGACGGGTCCCATACGGTGGCGATCTCGGTAAGTGATAACGATGGAAACGCAGCTACGGCCAAGAGCACATCCTTTAAGGTGGATACCGTACCTCCCACCTTAAATATCACCGCGCCGACCAATGCCCTGGTAACTAACACCGCATCGCTGGTGGTGCGTGGCACGACCAATGACACCTCCTCCAGCCCCGTTACGGTGAAGATGACGCTGGGCGGCGTGGATCAGGGGTCGATTACCGTCTCCAGCGATGGGTCCTTCACGAAGACGCTGACTCTGGCCAGCGGCAGCAACACCATTGTCGTAACGGCGACGGATGCGGCTGGGAAGACATCCTCTGTCACCCGCACGGTGACGCTGGACGTCTCTGTACCGAGTGTAACCAGCGCGACCATCTCCCCGAACCCTGTTGATGCGGGAGCTTCCATGGTCATTACGGTGGTGGTCCAATGAGCACACAGAATGTGTCGGTCCTCCTCCCTTCTGATGTCGCCTACGTATCTGGCACCGTCAATGGTGTTGAGTATACCTGGACGAACATCGAGGAGAACCGCTGGGAGGCTGTGGTGGAGCGTACGGAGAGCGAAATCTACGTGGTGGTGCTGACGATCATCAATACCCTCGGCACCACCACCGTGGAGAATTTTACCCTCTATTACGGCACCTTGAGCCTCATTACAGACCGCACAGCTCAGGATGTAGAGCGGTGGAGATACCTCCACACGAAGGGCTGGGAGGCCATGAGCGAGGCGGAGAGGGACGAGTGGCGAAGCTCCCTCAAGGGCGCGTACAACTACACGGATATGAATCGGGTAGAGAGTGCCGTTCAATTCATTGCAGATCGCTTTTCAGACCTTGGCTATTACGTTGCGCCGGAGGTGAAAATGGTCTGGAGCGTGAGCGACCATCCGACGAAGGCGGATATGGATCGCTATTTCGCCAATATCGCCCTCCTTCGCTCGATTCTGACGGCACTTCCTACCACGCCCAAGGCGCCTACAACGGAGAAGAAACTGGATTATCAGGTGGCCAATGACATAGAGCAGATTCTTACGGATGTTGACCGCCTGATTTCCAGTGTGAAACAAGGCTGGTATTATGCCGGCGACGTATTTACAGGAGAAATCTAAATGCCTATTGAGTTTGTTGATAGAGTCCCGACTCGTCCGGGACGGGTGAAAATCACCCCGGAAAGTGGCGGTAGTTCCTATTATGCCACCGTTGAGCGTGCAGACGCGCCGACCCAGGCGGGCACGCCTCTGAGCGCAGCCAATTTGAATGCGGCTCAGGACCCATACCTGTGGCGCACGGAGACAAGAGCATCCGCCTACAAGGAGATTTATCTCTCGCCGAATGGCAGCGACTCCAATGACGGCCTCTACTCGACCCCGATGCTGACGATTAAGGGTGCCCTTCGAAAGTACGCGAAATCGTACAAGTATTTCGTCATCCGCTTGTTGGATGGTACCTATACGGAAGATGTTGGGGAAATTGCTCTGGACCTGTGCCACGTCCACATCCGCAGCAACAGCTTGAACAAGGACAAGGTCACCCTCAATGTCTCGAAAGGCTTTGAGTCCTACCTCCCTAGCCTTCACCTGGAGCATATCACCATTAATGGATTGTCTGGCGCCGGCTGCCCGCTTCGCGTTTATGCCGGCAAGGTGTTGGCGGAAGATGTGCGCATCGCGGTGGCTGCAACCGTCACAACCCAATGCGTAGAAGTCTTGGGGAATTGTAGCGCCTACCTGTTCGAATGCATTCTTAATGGAGGGACCGGCGCGGCCGTTTACTGCGAGAACGGCTATGTAAAAGCTGTAGATTGTACCAGTGAGCGACTGCTGCCCATCGGCTTCCTTGCGACATGGTGGGGGAAAATCGAGTACACGCCCACCTTGACGGCAACCGTCATGACCCAAACGAGAACCGCCGGCATCTGTGCTTTGGCCAATGCCGTTGCCGGCAACACGGGCGGCGGCACTATTGGCGGGACCTCCGGGCAGTATCGCACCTTTGAAGGCTTGCTCATTCAGTGGGGACGTGAGTCCCTTTCGAGCACTACGGCAAATACCTTGATTACCAAGACGATTACCTTCCCCTTGGCGTATTCCAACACACCACTGGTCTTCACCTCGCTGGGGCAGTCGGATCGCGCGAGCTCCTACTCCGTTGGGGCAACTGCGTCGGCCTCCGGGGCAACCATCTCGGTGTTTCGGCCGGATAGCCAGACCTACACCTCTGTCAATTGGCTTGCTATAGGACTGAGGTCTTACGAATAAATCAAACTTTTTGGGAGGTTTGGCATGTGGAATTTTTTGATCGAATACCAACAAAACCAAATCGAATTCAAATCATGCCGGAAGACGGCACAGCAGCCTTTTATGCCACCATTGCACGGGCGGACGAGCCCCTAAGGGAAGGTACGCCCCTCAGTGCAGGCAATTTTAACACCATGCTTGCTATGATTCGCTCCATTGACTTGACCTCCTCCATTGAGGAGGTCGAGGACAATGGATAAAACCATAAACATCTCCATACTCAATAAAATCGCCGCGGCAGATGGCACCGTCTATATCTGCGGCAACAGCGATTATGAAATTGAGTTCGCGTTCGACCGGGAGTGGGATGCGTTCGAGTATAAGACGGCACGCTTCCTACATGGGACAAACCATACGGATGTTGTCTTCCAAGGCTCCATCTGCCCTGTTCCGGTCTTTCATAACATAACGAATTTTAAGGTAGGAGTCTTCACTGGAGACATTTGCACCACAACGCCGGCAACGGTCTATGCCAAAAAGTCCATCCTTTGCGGCATCGGCGTACCGGCAGACCCGACCATTGCAGTCTATACCCAAATCATAGCGCTCTTAAATGATCTCAATGAGACCAGCGCCGATGAGATAAGGGCAATTATCGAAGATTACATGGAAGAACACCCCGCCAGCGGCGCGGTTGCTTCCGATGAGGAAGTATTGGAACTACTCAAAGACACCTAATCATAGGGGTACTCCCCTATTTTAAGGCGGTCTGTGCGGTGGTTCCGGGCCGTACAGACTGTTTATATATCTTCCGGGGAAAATAACAGTCCATTAGGGGGAATTTATCATGACAAAACTCATCACACTAGGCAATTTAAGTACATTTGCCGGAGAAATTAAGGCGAAGTACGCAAGACAGTCCGCATTGGAAGAATTACAAGGCAAAGTCAATGCCCTGGAGATCGTAGGCGGACAGCCGAACGTACTGGAAGGCGTTAAAGTCAACGGTACTGCACTTACTATTGCTGAGAAAATGGTAGACATCCTTGTCGCTACAGGCTCTGAAAACGGCACAATCAGCGTAAATAACGCAAATATCGCCGTTGCCGGCCTACAAGCTCTTGCTTACAAAGCGCAGGTAAGCGAAGGAGACCTCGATACAGCGCTGAAAGCCGTTTTAGATGCCAAAGCATCCGGAAGCGATTTACAAGCCTTAGACGGGCGCGTAGAGGCCGCTGAAGGCGCAATTGAAGTATTGAATGGTGGCGCAAGCGTAGAAGGCTCTGTTGCAAATCAAATTGCAGACGCTTTTGCGGCATTAACTGGTAACGACACTGACATTAAGACATTGCAAGCTTTGGTTGACTGGGTAGATGAGCACGCAGCAGATGCTTTGGAGCTTGGAAACCAAGTAACAACAAACAAAAATGACATTGCTGACTTAAATGCTTTGGTAGGTCAATTGCCATCTGGCATTACTTCAACTACTGTTGTTGGCTACATTGCAGAAGCTATCGCTGGCATTGGCATTGGGGATTATGCGAAGACAAGCGAAGTAACAGCTGCGATCTCTGCTGCTATTGCTGATTACTACACTAAAGGCGAAATTGACACTAAACTTGCTGACTACGTGAAGCACGAAGACATTGAAACTGTTACAGAAGCTGAAGTTATTGCATTACTTGCGGAGTAATCCGTCATGTACAGGGTCTTTGATGCGAATGGCTTATCGGCCCTGACAAATCACATGAAATCAACGAAGCAAACGGCAGAGGCTTCGTCCTCTGCCCTTGCGGAGTTGGGCGATGATTTTCAGGTGCTGGTGGGGCAAGTCGCGGAGTGTCTGGCGGAATTGGATGCAATGAAAGCCGACCGTACCGGCTTTGGTGTCTTGGAAGCAAGCGTAGAGTAAAGGAGGCTTTTATGATTGGCAAAGATAAAGGTAACATCCAAATGCGAACTATATGACGGCATGTCCATCACCTTCAACGCGCCCTGCGACTGCACGGCCGTAGATGGGCTGAAGGTATATTACGGAAGCACATCCCAGGTATTCACCTTCCGGGATGCCCGAGGAAGCACTTTGACGGGGGTTTCAAACCTCTTCTTGAAAGGTGCATATGTAAAAGTGGTGCTAGATACCACAAGGGGCTATGCATACATACAGAATGCCGCCTCAAATGCATATTTAGAGGGACGATTGAATTCCATCCTGACGAATTCAACAAAAACGCTCTATGGCTTAGCATCGAACGCCGTTCCAGACGATGCCTTCAAGCGCCTCGCACAGCTTTATGGCGCTTACGGTTTCGAAATAACACTTGTCACTTCAGATGGCCTTCCTATTCCGAATATGACGCTTACGGGGCTTCTGAACGCTTCAAGGACGGGTGTTGCTGTAACGGATGCAAACGGTAAGTGCTTTGCCATCTCGGAAACGCCAGAGGTAACAGTGAGTATCGTTCCGAATACCATTGGTCTTACGGATCTCACCACCACACTGCAGGCCAGTGACACAGCTTTGGTAACACCAATAACCATTACCATGCCTGTAGATACAAGCCTTCGTTTAATTCAAACCTCCGGAACATATAAAGTGTTGCATGGGCACCCTGTCGATTTATGCGTTGTAGGTGCAGGGGCAAGCGGAACTCACGTTGGAGGTGGTGGCAGCCACAACTATGGAAATGGCGGTGGTGGGGGATATGCCAATAATATTTTAGGTGAAGTGTTCCCTGCCAATAATGCCTCCATCACACTTACCGTTGGGGCCGGTGGTGTTTCTGCTGGAAATGGTGCCAACAGCCCAGGGGGCACAACAACTCTGAAATACAAGGGAAAAACCGCCACTGCTCAAGGTGCCGCAGGCAAAGAAGGCAACGGAACTGGCGGCACCGGCGAGAGCGGCATGTACGGATCAAAGCCAACTGGTCCCGGTACCGCAGGGCAAACACGGGTGTTTAATGACTCTTCCCTACCGCTCCCTGGCGGTGGCGGTGGTGGTGGATGTTATACCTACCAATATTCTGGCGGGGCTGATTTTGGCGGAAAAGGGGGACGACAAATGAGCCTTGCAGAAGCCGGAAAAGGTCCAGGCGGTGGTGGGGGCGGTGGATATTTCTACTGCTCACCTGACCATGTTAGTGATAACCGCACTTATCCCGCTGGTAGTGGCGGCAAAGGCGGGCTATATATCCGTGTTAAGAAGGTGAGCTCATGAATTACTGCATTGTGAAAGACGGCGTAATTGAAAATATTATTGTCTGCGAAAATAATGAGGTAGCTGCGCAATTTGGGGCGCTTCCCATCTATGATGGTGCAGTCATTGGCCATGAATATAACGTTCCAGAGCCAACCATGACGGAGGACGAGGCGCGGGAGATGCGAAATAAACTCCTAGCCGAAACGGATTGGACGCAGATGCCGGATAGTCCATTATCTAACGAACTGCGCGAAGCTTATCGAGTATATCGCCAGGCTCTGCGGGATATTACAGCCCAGGAGGGCTTCCCTGCTAGCATTACATGGCCGGAACTCCCTGCTGACACAAAATAAGGGGGAAATCCCACGTATTAGTCAAAGGATGGTGTGATTCTATGAACATTACTCTATCTTGGTCCTCCCTACTGACGGCTTCTGCCGTCATTGGCGCAATTACCGCCATTGCGGCCTATTTTACGAAGCTTGTCCGCTGGGTGGATCGGCAGCAAAAGCAAAATAACGAGATCCAGCAGCTAAAGCAAATCCATACTCAGGATGTCCAGAGCATCATGCGGGAGCAAACCATGCTCACCTATGGTATCCTCGCCTGCCTCAAAGGCCTTCAGGAGCAGGGCTGCAATGGCCCTGTGACGGAGGCCGTACATAAAATCGAGCAATACTTGAACGAACGAGCCCACGAGTGACATATGAGGTAAACGTTATGAAACGAAAGAAGAAAGCGTCCCTTTGTTGTAGCAAGAAGATTCTCATCGTTAGCTACACCATTACCGTACTTCTGACAATCGCGACCTTCGCCTGCTGTCTTCTGTCAGAGTGCGACATTACGGCATT